GGTACCACCTTCGAGCAGAAAAGTGAAGCAGACCGGCTTTTCTCCCTGATAGGCGAGGGCATTGGCCACGCTATAGCAAGACCGAAAGACCCGAAGACCGACAGAAGACTCCGCCAGCTGATAGCGGACGCGAATGGCAGCGGTGACTGCATCATCAATGTGGGCTTCGGTTATTTCAGACCGGGAGACGATGACAGTTATGAGTTTGAACTTTACATCGCCGGAGAGAGAAGCAGAGCAAAGGAGATCCTGCGGAAGTGTCGCAGGATGGAAGAAGCATACGATAGGAGGTACGAATAATGGCATTACCAGTATTGGTTATAGGAAGAAGCGGAAGCGGCAAGACTTACTCGCTCAAGAACTTCAAGAATGGTGAGGTCGGTGTTATCTCGGTAGAGAAGGGCAGACTCCCATTCAAGTCAGACATCAAGGTGCTCAAGGTACCGAAAGACCCTACAGAGGGCACAGGCAAGGATGCCGGCACAGTGAACGCTGCCAAGTACGCTTGGATCATGTCAGTCATCCGTAAGTCGAAGGCGAAGGCCATCGTCATAGACGACAGCCAGTATCTGCTCGTTAATGAGCTCTTCGACAGGACTTATGAGAAGGGTTACGACAAATTCACGAGTATGGCGCAGAAGTTCAGAGATCTGATCCACTTCGTGAACGATCTCGAGGACGAAGACAAGATCGTCTACTTCCTGCATCACAGCGAGCTTGACACAGACGGCAGAGAGAAGGTCAAGACCATCGGCAAGATGCTCGATGAAAAACTGACAGTAGAAGGGTGCTTCGACATCGTGCTCTACTGCCAGGACCACAAATTCTTTACCCAGGCAAACGGACAGAGCACAGCGAAGAGCCCTGAGGACATGTTCGAGCTTGAAATACCGAACGATCTCAAGATGGTCGATACAACAATAAGAGACTACTACGGAATGGAGGGTAAATAGGATGGCATTCAGAAAACCAAAAGACTACGACAACGTGAAGGTAGGAAGCGACTTCAGAGTCCTTCCTGCGGACGGATATATCTGCACGATACTCAAGGCGGAAGAGACCGAGAGCAGAAACGGAAGACCGATGCTCAAGGTCGCATTCGACATCGCAGAGGGTGAGTATAAGGGTTACTTCAAAGACCAGTTTGACAGCAAGAAGGCAAACGCTGACGAGCCGAACTCGGTCAAGTGGCCATTCTCCGGCACGAAGTGGATCCTCTTCCTTAACAACGAGGGTGAGACCAACAGAGACTTCAAGTCGTTCTGCACAGCCCTCGAGGACAGCGGAACGAAGGTGTGGATCAATGACACCTTCGATGCTAACGGCCTCAAGGGAGCGAAACTCGGCATCATCTTCAGAAGAGAAGAGCACGAGTACCAGAATGCTACTTCCTGGCGTACTGTTCCGTGGGGCTTCCGCTCGGTCGAGACCATCGAGAAAGGCACCTTCAATGTGCCTGAGGACAAAGCTCTTCCGGGAAGCATCAGTGGTACGGGTTTCGCTGAGGTCGATACGTTCAGCGCAGCGGAAGACGAGATCCCATTCTAATGAACAGCAGAAACAAGGGTAAGCGTGGCGAGCTTGAGGCTGCGCACTTGTTACAAGATTATGGATACGATGCGAGACGAGGCCAGCAATTCAGCGGTGCCAATGGCGATGCGGATGTTGTTGGCCTTCCGCACATCCATCTGGAGGTCAAGCGAGTGGAAAAACTGAATATTGACGAAGCCTTATCTCAGTCAGTCAGAGACGCAAGGGATGACGAGAAGCCTGTTGTCCTTCACAGGAAGAACAGGACAGAGTGGAAGGTCACGATGAACTTTGTCGACTGGATAGAGATGTATGAGGCGTGGGAGAAAGAACAAAAATGAGAGATAGTTTCGTATTTTATCGAAGTTTTTTCGAAAGTTTCGAAGGTTTATCAAAAAAAGATAAGCTGTTACTTTTCGAAGCCGTTTGCAATTATGCACTGAATGACATCAAGCCGGAACTGACAGGCGTACCGCTCTCGATGTTCAAACTGTTGAAACCACAGATAGATGCGAATAACAGGCGCTACGAAAACGGCAAGAAGGGCGGACGCCCAAAAGAAACCAAAACAAAACCAAACGATAACCAAAACAAAACCAAAACAAAACCTAATGTAAATGAAAATGTAAATGTAAATGGGAATGGAAATGGGTTCGGTTCGCAAGCGAACCCGAACGCTTCCCCCACCACTGAAACATTGATGTTCTTCGGGGACATTGATTAGGAGGGCATTGGATGACAAGAGACGATACGAAGAGAATACTCGACAAGATTTGTCGGCTTTATATAACCCAGGCAAAAAAGATGTCTGTCTCTGATAGAGCCTCGATGGTCGATACCTGGGGGGAGACATTCAGATCCAACAGTTATGACGAGGTCGAGACAGCCGTCAACAACTATGTGAAGAAGGGCAACGCGTTCATGCCTCTTCCGGGTGACATCATCAAGGAACTGACGGCCATGCAAAAGAGCGGAGGCGGTAAGCCATACACCGAAGTCGACCGCCTCTTCAAAAGGCTGGTCAATACTGTGGACATGCTCGCTAATAACAAAGAGCGTATCTCCATATTAGATCCGGGTGGATTCAGATGGAGCGACGAGCATCAGCGCAATGTCTATTTCCACGCTGAGACCGTGCAGACTACACGCCGATTCACGCAGCACGACTTCGCAGCACTTCCGCCGGAGATCCAAGAGTATGCGGAGGACATCGAGGGGCTGAAGGCTTTATGGCCTGAGATACAGAGCAGTCGCGAAATGGCGAGAAGGCGCTTCGAGGTCGAACTTCCGGCAATCAAAGAAGAGTTAGCCAAAAGGAGCGAGCGTCTAATCAGAGAGAACGAAGAGAGAACGAAAGGGATGATGTATTCGTGAAACGAACATGCTGCATCTGCGGGGGCGAAGATGACGAGCTGTTTATGGAGAAGATCAACACCGGCCGCGTCCAGTGGATGTGTATGAAGTGTTACAGGAACGCCAACAACGAGGTGAATTTCTCAGCCGGTGTGATCAAGCGAAGGAAGATAGTCAGGGAGGAGAAGAGATGAAGAGGCGAAAACTCGGTAAGGGCTGCATGGTCACCGTTCGCTTTGATCCGGGCGACAGGATCCCGAATATCGGAGCCAAGAAGTATGACGGCACCGTGCACCGCATCGTCAAAGAGACGGCCTACGGAACATACGGCTCGATGTTCGAGCTGGATGGTGCTGTCAGCGATCAGGGAGTGCCGTACACGTTCACGGCGGACGAGCTGGAGGTGGTGAGGTAATGAGATTAATTGATGCAGATGCGTTAAATGTACCACATTTTCATTTAGCGACAGACAAGATAAAGGTGTTAGACATGATAGACGAAGCACCAACCATCGACATAGACAGACCGCAAGGGGAGTGGATAGAGCATCCTCAATACGGAACTATACAATGCGACCAATGCACTGTCGTGTATAACCGTGCGTTGTATCCGAAAAACTATTGTCCGTACTGCGGAGCAAGGATGTTTGCAAAGGACATAAATGTCCCTAACAAGAAAGGAGCAGAAGATGATTAGCCCTAAAGAATTTGCAGACGAAATGAGGCGAATTGCCGAAAAAGATACTGATGAAGAAATGTGCCACATCGAAATGGACGATTATATTTGCGATGTATTGAGACAGTTAGGCTTTGAAGAAGGAGTGGCAATATTCATGGACACGCCAAAGTGGTATTCGTGAAAGGAGCAGACGATGAGTGATAGCAAAAAAGATAAGTACATAATGGTACCGAAGCAATACATCGAAGAACTCGAGCAGAAGGCAAAAGGCTCGGAATATTACAGAGGAAGGGTCGATGGTATGGAATACGTGATTGATTCGTTTGAGAATGTATTTAAAGGAGCAGACGATGAGTAGATATGTAGATGCGGAATACATCAAGGCGGTTATGCTAAATGACAGGCTTATGCAAGGCAACGCTGAATTTACATTGTATGCACAGCAAGTCGAAACACAAGTAAATGCTTTACCGAGCATCGACTTAGTGCGATGTGAGGAGTGCGCCAAGTGGAGGAGCGACAGATTCTTCTGCACACAGTGGAGTTGTGGCACTCCTGCGGTGGGATGGTGCTACATGGCGAAGCAGACGGAAGGGAGCGAGTGATGAGAACATATCCAGTATGTGGTGGGTGCGTTTATCTCACTGGGCACCGATCGACTATCGGAATTGAATGTCTGAACCCAGAGAACCAAGCGCGATGGGATAGGTCAATAAACCACACGGCTCGTTATAAGTACGTAAGCACAAAGGCCTGCAAGAAATATAAAGCGAAAGAAATACAGACCGATTGTGCATGGAGGTAACGATGCCAGACATTGGAGAGATTATTAAATACATCCGAGAGGAGCAAGGTTACTCACAAGGAGATGTCGCTGAGTGGAGCGGTGTCTATCGTAAGACAGTCGGTGAGATCGAGCGCACTGGCAGAGGAACCATCACCAACGTTGAGAAGATTCTCGGCGTTCTCGGATACGAATTGGAAGTAGTGCCGAAAGATGGGAGGGAAGCATGACAGAGCGGAAGAGAACACCGTGCAACAGAGTATGCGACTGTGAGTGGGGTTCCAAGATGTGCATACAGAAACGCGGATACATTTGGAACTATGTGCTCAACAGATGGAGCCGTGACGAGAACGGAAACATTCATCGGACTGCACCGGAACACAGAGAGTGCGACTACGTTGCATACGAACAACTGACACTCGATTTGGAGGAATGTACATAGATAAGGCATCATCAGAGGGCGGACATAAGCAAGCTATCACTAAACAGAACACAAACTCTTTTCTTCTTGTTTGACTCTATTTTTTCGGACACCGTCCATCCTCTGTGAGCAATAACGGAGCGGGGCAACATATCCTCAAGATACTTCATAAGAAAACCTAACAATTATCAACCAACGCCTCGCTCCGGTTATTAAGGGAAAAGGAGACTATGACTGCGAAAGAATATCTAAAGCAATATGAATATGCTGAGAAGCGGATCCATCGTCTCGAGGAAGAATACGAGGCGGAGCAGCTGCTGATCGATGCGGTTAGATCTGTATCGGATAACGATGGAATGCCACACGGAAACGGCATCAGCAAGCCCACAGAGGAGAAGGCCACGAGGCTGGCTGATAAGTTACAAAGGCTCGAGAAGGCAAGGCGCGAGGCTGTTCGGATCAGGCAGGACGTGTTCGATATGATCGAGACTGTGGGCGGTGACGAGGCGGATGTACTTTATCAGAGATACATCTTACTCAAGACGTGGGACAAGGTATGCGAGTCAGTATACTATTCATGGTTCAAGGTAAACCAACTGCATCACAGCGCACTGGATAAAGTGGAGAAGATAATAAACTAAAACAAGTATATACATATAGCATGATGTAATATGATATTGACAGAATGTATCATTACATCTGTTAGTTATCACCTCAACGCAGAGGTGGACAGCCTCTGCATCATGTCCGCACAGTAGGGACAGTTCGGGGCAGATCCGAACGCGGACACACATAACGGTTGTATGCGAATGGACGAGTGCGGGCTCGTCCTTTTGCTTTGGTGAAAGATATGGCACGAGAGTTTGCGAAACAGTTCTACAGTTCGGCAGCGTGGCAGTCGTGCCGTAACGAATATGTAAAGCGGGCGCGGTATCTGTGCGAGGACTGCCTGAGGCGTGGGATATATAAGCCCGGGGACGAGGTGCATCACATCGAAGAGCTGACACCTGAGAACATAGACAGGCCGGAGGTCACGCTTAACTTCGATAATCTTGTGTTCCTGTGCCGTGAATGCCACAAGGCAAGACACAACAGGCCCGAGAGAAGGTATGTGGTCGGAAAAAATGGAAAAATTTTTTCTAAGTAGTCCCCCCCTATGCCGATGAAAGTGCGCGTCAACTATAGACCGGCGTGTGAACCATCATTTTACAAAAAGCGAGAGAGACAAGGGCACAAGCTGTCCTGAGTAGGACAGAAATGGGCAGAGATAACTACATCTACACATATTATCAGGGCATTAAGAACGGGACCTATATCGTAGGGCAGTGGATCGAGCGAGTATACGAGTACATCGTCCACGGTCTCGAGGAGAAGCGGTTCTTTTTCGACCAGAAGAAGGCGACAGATGCCATTGAGTGGATAGAAGAGCATTGTTTCCATACTGAGGGACCACTTGCTCCGGGGAGCATCCGTCTCGAGGTGTGGCAGAAGGCGTTTATCTCTTGCATATATGGAGTCGTGGACGCTGAGGGTCGGCGACAGTTTAGAGAGGTCCTCCTCGTAGTAGGTCGCAAGAATGGAAAAACGAAACTTGCGTCGGCTCTCGGCGATTACGAATTCAGGAGCGCCGAATATGGTTCGAGGGTATTCTGTGTCGCTCCAAAACTTGATCAAGCGGATCTCGTTTATAACGACATCTGGCAGATGGTCACATTGGATCCAGAATATAAGGAACTGAAGGAGCGCCTATCAGAGACGGACGCTCACCACAAGAAGATATACGATGACAGTGAACTTCCGAGGCACAGACAATCAGATCTGTCGATTCCCGGAACAAACTCCACTGTTAAGAAGATAGCGTTCAGTGCAAAGAAGTCGGACGGCTTCAATCCGAGTCTGTGCATCATGGACGAGGTCGCAGCGTGGCAAGGTGACGCAGGACTCAAACAATACGAAGTAATGAAGAGCGGAATGGGTGCAAGGCCTGAAGGGATCCTCCTCAGCTGCACGACTTCCGGCTACATCAACGATGGAATATACGACGAGTTGGTCAAGAGATCGACTCGTTTTCTATTGGGCGATAGCAAAGAGACTAAACTGCTTCCGATGCTCTACATGATAGACGACATCGAGAAGTGGAACGACACGAACGAACTGAGGAAGAGCAATCCGAATCTCGGGACGTCGGTCTCGGTGGACTATATGCTCGAAGAGATAGCGGTCGCAGAGGGCTCACTTTCGAAGAAGGCTGAGTTCATGTGCAAATACTGCTGCATAAAGCAGAACAGTTCGCTTGCATGGCTTCCGGCAAATGTTATCGAGAACGCTTGCGGCGAACCGCTCAGTCTTGAGGACTTCAAAGGCTGTTATGCTGTCGGCGGAATTGACTTGTCGCAGACTACGGACTTGACGGCTTGCACTGTAGTGGTGGAGCGCCTCGGGCATCTGTACGTGTTCTGTAAGATGTGGCTACCGGCAGAGAAGATAGACGAAGCATCAGAGCGAGACAATCTGCCTTACAGGATCTATATTCAGCGCGGTCTTCTTGAACTATCAGGAGACAATTTTGTCGACTATCACGATTGCTTCAATTGGTTCAGGGATTTGGTGGAGAAGTACGAGATACTACCGCTTCAGGTAGGATATGACCGATATTCAGCCCAATATCTCGTACAGGATATGGAAGCATACGGTTTCCATATGGACGATGTCTATCAGGGCGATAATCTGTATCCGGTGATCACGGAGGCGGAGGGTCTGCTAAGGGATGGACGAATACACATAGGCGATAACGACCTCTTGAAGGTGCATCTGCTTAATTCTGCTCTGAAGATGAACACGGAGCGAGGCAGGGGCAAACTTGTAAAGGTCAACGCATATAGCCATATCGACGGAGCGGCGGCACTTATAGATGCGCTGACAGTCAGGCAGAAATGGCACTCAGAAATTGGAGAACAACTGAGAAACGAGGACTAACACATGGGGCTTTTTGACAGAATCTTCGGGAAAATGATGATTCCCAGAGAGAGCACATATTTCCGCACATTAACGGCATATACGCCGTCATTCACTACATGGAACGGGTCACTGTATGAAAGTGAGCTTGTTAGAAGTGCGATCGACACAAGGGCGAGACATATTTCAAAGCTCAAGGTGGAGACGATCGGCTCCGGGAAACCGATGCTTCAAGGCAGAATGAAACACGGGCCTAATGAGTTCATGACATGGAGCCAGTTCCTATACAGGCTGTCGACGATACTTGATATGCAGAACACGGCATTTATCGTTCCTGTCTTCGGCACATATGGCGAAATGACAGGCTTCTATCCGATCCTGCCGTCAAGGTGCGAATTGATCGAGAGCGGTGGCGAGCCGTGGATCAGGTACACATTCGAGACAGGCCAACAGGCAGCGGTCCGTGTTATGGATGTAGGCATCATGACAAAGTTCCAGTACAGGCAGGACTTTTTCGGAGACGGAAACGAAGCTCTGAATGACACGCTCCAGCTTATCCACATACAGAAGCAAGGGATACAGGAGGCCATCAAGAACGCAGCGACTTATCGCTTCATGGCGCAGCTGTCGAACTTCTCAAAGGCTGAGGACCTTGCGAAAGAGCGCAAGCGGTTCTCTGCTGAGAACTTCACCGCAGAGGCCGAGGCGGGCGGTCTGCTGCTGTTCCCGAATACTTATACGAACATTCAGCAGATAGACGCTAAGAGCTACAACATCGACGCAGAACAGCAAGCGCTGATACAAAAGAACGTCTTCAACTATTTCGGAGTGAATGAGAAGGCGTTACAGAACGCACTGGTAGGTGACGAGTGGAGCGCATACTACGAGGGCGCGATCGAGCCGTTCAGCATTCAGTTCAGCGAAGTTATGACAAGGCTGATATTCAGCGAGCGCGAAAGGGCACAGGGCTCGAGCGTGGTCGCTACGGCAAACCGGCTCCAGTACATGAGCAATCAGGACAAGCTTCAAGTCTCTGCACAGATGGCTGACAGAGGCCTGATGACGATAAACGAAATTAGAGATATTTGGAACCTTGCACCGCTGCCTAATGGAGACAGAACCATAAGGCGCGGCGAATACAAAGACGATGAGGTGACAGAATGAACGACAACAGAGAATACAGAACGCTTGAACTAAGAGAAGCGCAGGACTATCACGTTGAGGGTTACGCAAGCACCTTCGAGCCATACGTACTTATGACGGTGGATGGCACAGACTACTCGGAGCGGATCCAGCCGGACGCATTCAACGAGGCTGATCTGTCTGATGTTGTTTTCAGGGTGGACCACAGCGGCCCGGTATACGCAAGGACATCGGCAGGGACTGTCGAGCTGAGCGTGGACGAACACGGTCTTCACAACGTGACCGACCTGTCGAGGACTGAAAGATCAAGAGCATTATATGAGGACATCGCAGCGGGCAACTATCCGCGGATGTCATTTGCATTCACTGTCGAGGAGGATCACTTCGACAGGAAGACACATACTCGCATCATAGACCGAATTGGGAAGGTCTTTGATATAAGTGCGGTTAGTTTCCCAGCTAATCCGACCACGGAGCTGTCCGTGTCCACGAGGGACTATTTCGACGGAGTGATCGAGATGGAACGAGCGGAGCGACTCGAAACCGAGAGGAGAGAACAGCAGAAGCAGAAACTCAGAATAATGATCGAGATGGAGGACTAAACATGGAGATCAGAGACATGATGATTGATGACATCCAGCTGAGGATGGACGCGATCAAAGAAGAGATGGACGTGGAAGGTGCCGATCTCGATGCACTTGAAGCAGAAGTCACACAGCTGAACGAACGCAAGGCTGAGCTTAAGGCACAGGCTGAAGAACGCAAGGCTGAAGCTAAAGAGGCCGCTGAAAACGGCGAAATCGTAAAGACTTTTAAGGAGACCAAAATGGAAGAAAGAACTTTCACACCTGATAGCGTTGAATACAGAGACGCATATCTCAAGTCCCTCATGGGAAAGGCTCTCAGCATGGAAGAAAGAACAGCCCTCACTGTTGCGGCTAACGTAATTCCAACTGAGACTGTAAACAAAATCTATGGACTTCTCGAGGAGAATCCACTTCTTGCTGAGATCGATGCACTGCACATTCCGGGCTATGTTTCGGTTCCTGTTGCGACAACAGTCAATGCTGCTAACTGGGTAGCAATGGGCACAGATGCTACAGATTCGGCTGACGTTGTTGGCAAGGTATCACTCACAGCCAAGAAGCTGATCAAGACTATCGAGATCACAGCAGACGTTCAGGCAATGAGCATTCCTGCATTCCAGGGCTGGCTTGTTAACAAGCTCGCACAGAAAATGGAGGCTGCCATCTGTGCTTCTATCGTAAACGGCGGTGGCACAAATGATGCACAGGGCGTTGGACAGTGCGGTATCACAGCAAGCACAGCAATCGCCGGTGCAACCATCGCGAAGCTCGCCGGCTTCATGGGCGGTGTAGGCTCTGCATATCAGAAGGATGCCGTTTGGGTAATGTCCGCAGCTACATTCTTCACACACATCGTTCCTCTCGCAAGCGATGCGAACGGCCTACTCGTGATGAATGGACTCGACTACAGACTGCTCGGCCACAAGGTCGTTCTCGATGGCAACTGTGATGGCTGCAAGTTCAAGAGCGGATCCACAGCTGAAAGCGCAAACGCTAACCACATCATCTTCGGAAACTTCAAAGAGGGTTATGTGTTCAACTATGGCGAGGGCATCGCAATCGAGGCAGATCAGTCCGTAGCATTCAGAAGCGGCTCCACAGTTTACAGAGCTATGGCTCTGTGCGACGGCGCTGTTGTTGATAAGGCCGCATTCGCTTGGACAACGATTTCAGCATCCTAAAAGAAATAGTGAGGTAAGACAATGCTTAGTGAAGTGAAGACCGCTTTGCGGATCAAAACAAACAAATATGACAGCGAGCTGACAGGTCTGATAGCAGCAGCACAGCTTGACATGGGGATCGCCGGGGTAGTTCTCCCGGATGAACTCGATGAACTTGTAAAGCAGGCGGTCATCACTTACTGCAAGATGCGTTTCGGACTGCCGGAGGACTATGACAGACTGAAGAAGTCCTACGATGAGCAGAAGGCTCAGCTGTCCACAGCGACAGGATATACGAATTGGGGTGAGGAGTAATGTATGACAGTGTGGCAACACTAAAGGCATACGGAACGCCGACGTTTGACGAGTACGGAAACGAAGTGCTCTCAATCACAGAAACAGAAGTATTCGTTCAACCTCGAGGCGTATACCAGAGCGAGTTCTATAACGCAGCCCAACTCGGGCTTAAACCATCTCTGACGTTGTTCCTGTCGAATCGAGAGGACTACGATGGACAGAAGGTGCTCGACTTTGAGGACACAGAGTACAACGTGATCCGAGTTGATTGGAACGCTCAGAGAGACGGGATCAGTTTGATATGTGAGGAGCGTGTGGGCGATGAGTAAGACAGGAAGCATTGAAGTTCAAA